AACCGTAATAATGATAACACTGACTTGGATAAAAACGATCATGGATAAATTCGGCTTATCTCTCGTGATTGGGGCAACGTTAGGGCAAGGGTTCAGCACAACAATTGGTAAAAGCATACAGCAAATCAACCGCGTTGGCGACACGGTTTCTCAAACCAAAACCGACTTGGACCGTTTTAGCCAGTTTCGAACGCTCAAGAAAAATACGATTGCAGCCCAAAAAACATGGCAAGACGCACAGGACAATGTGCGCGCCCTTGCCCAAGACTATAAAGCCCTTAAGGCCCCAACAGACGCACAAACACAAGCTTTTGAGAAAGCAAAGCTGAGTGCGAAAAAAGCAAAAGACGCCTTTGATCTACAGTCTCAAAAACTGCAAATCCTTAGAAATTCAATGCATGCAGCGGGCAATAGCACCCGCGATATGGCGGCACAGCAAACAAAACTAAAAAGATCACTCGAAGCCCTGACGCGGCAAGAAAAAGCTTTACATGATATTCAAAATCGCCGCACAGCCCTAAACAATCGCCGTAGTGAAATGCGGGGGCAAATTGTCGATGCCTTTGCCCTTGGGGCTGCCATGCAAGCGCCCATTGGGGCCGCAATTCATTTTGAAAGCGCCATGGCGGATGTGCGCAAAGTTGTTGATTTTGAAACGCCGCAACAATTTCAACAAATGCGCCAAGATATTCTCGCTCTTGCAACGGATCAAGGCATTCCGCTTGCGGCAACTCAACTCTCTGAAATTGTTGCCGCAGCAGGACGTGCTGGGATTGCCCGTACAGAATTAAAACAATTTACAGCAGACGCGGCAAAAATGGGGGTTGCGTTTGACATTGCAGCCGCTCAAGCAGGGGCCGCCATGACGGGATTGCGGACAATTTTTGACCTCAATCAAGGCGATGTTGTTAAACTTGGCGATGCAATCAACTATCTGGATAACAATATGGATGCCACAGCGGCGGGTATGGTCAATATCACCAACCGCGCAGGGGCAACCGCCCGATTATTCGGCTTTACTGGGCAACAAACAGCCGCCCTTGGGGCAACATTTCTTGCGTTAAAAACCCCGCAAGAAGTCGCTGGCACTGCGATGAATGCGCTCTTTTCCAAATTAAAAACAGCGGATCGTCAAAGCAATCGCTTTCAGAGCGCCCTTGAGGAAATCGGTTCTTCAGCAGAAGATTTGAAATATGCTGTCGAAAATGATGCGCAAGGGGCTTTGGTCTCATTTTTAGAACAAGTCAAAAATGCAGACGATGTGCAAGGTGTGTTGGTTGATCTGTTTGGGGATGAATACGCCGATGATATGGCGAAACTGGTCGGCGGTTTAGATGTCTATAAAAAAGCAATCAGGCATGTGAGCCAAGAAAGCATCTATCTAGGCGCGATGCAAAAAGAATATACGGTTCGCTCTCAAACGACAGCGAATAGCATCACGTTGCTTTCTAATCGCCTTAATCGGATGGGGGTCAATATTGGGTCGGTCTTGCTTCCGAGCCTTAATCAAATTGTCGGTGGCCTTGGTAGTGTCATTGATGTTGGCGCAAGTTTTGCGCAAAGCTTCCCAGGCATTACAACGGGGGTTGTCGGTCTTACGGTGGGCCTTGCTGGTCTTAAGATCGCGTCATTGGGGGTGGGCTATGCTTGGTCTTTTGTCTCAGGAGGGGCGCTTCTTCTTAAAGGGGCATGGGTTGGATTAAACGCAACAGTCGCCCTTGCTAATGCGCGATTTTCTCTTTTCAACGCAACCGCCTTACTCACCAGTGCCCGAATGAAAGGTCTTGCCATTGGCGGGGCTATTCAAGGGTTTGGAGCAGTCTTGCTTGGTTTTGCGGGTCGGGTCGTGCCAATTGTTATTGGCGGTCTCAGGGCGCTTTCAGTTGCTTTCATGACAAACCCGATCGGGCTTGTTATTGGGGGCATTGCCTTAGCGGCGGGGCTTGTGATTACCCATTGGGATAAAGTCAAAACATGGTTCATGGAAAGTTTCAGCGGGATCATTAAGACCATTGGCAAGGTTTTTGATTGGTATGTTGACAAGGTTAAAACTGTTATCGGTATTGTCGGTAAGGCTGTTCAGTGGATTGGGTCTATCTTTGATGATGAAGACACCCCGCAAGCGTCCCAGCCGTCACAAGCCAAGACCTTCAAAGGGAAAGCTGTCGGGGCGGCGGCG